CCGAATGGGGCAATGTGGAAGAGGCTCTGCAACTGGACCAGCTTGAGGACATTTTGGCTCCGATGGCTCGTCGCATTGTGACCGACCTCGAACTGGACTTCGCATCCTTCATGCTGAAGAACAGCTCACTGCGTTATGGTACCCACGGCACAGCGGTAGATGCGTGGTCTGATGTGGCTGGCGCTGGTGCGTTCATGGACTCAATGGGTATTGATCCCAGCACTGACCGCTACTACCTGATGAACCCCTTCACAGTAGCAACACTGGCCTCTGCACAGTCAGGTCTCAACTCTGTTGATAGCCTGATTCGTACAGCGTGGGAGAATGCCCAGATCAGCACCAACTTTGGTGGCTTGCGTGCGCTGAGTGCAACGACTCTGGCGAGCTTTACATCAAGCTCTGGTGCAGACCGTGCCGGTACGCTGAGTTCTGCACCTGACGCAACCTACGTGACTGCAAAGGACACAATGACCCAGTCTCTGGCGGTCACTGGGTTCCAAGCGAACATGGTTGTGAAGGCTGGCGAACTGGTCACCATTGCAAGCGTCAACCGTCTCAATTGCTCTACCCGTCAAGCGATGGTCAGTGCAACTGGCGGCAACGTGGCATGGACTGGTGTTGTGACTGCTGACGTTACTCTTGGCGCGTCTGGCGAAGGCACCCTGGTAGTGGCTGGCCCTGCGATCTACGAAGCAACTGGTCAGTACAACACTGTGACTGCGGCTCCTGCTAACGGCGCTGTGATTACAATCGTGTCTGCCACTGCAACCCTGTACCAGCCCAACCTGTTCTATGCCAAGCAAGCGTTCGGCATGGGCACTGTGAAGCTGCCAAAGCTGTACTCCACTGACACTGTTGCGACTACCTCTGACGGTATGTCCATCCGCATCAGCAAGTACAGCTCAGGTGACACCAACAAGCAGCAGATTCGTTTCGACCTTCTGCCTGCGTATGCCTGCTTCAACCCGCTGATGTCCGGGCAGGGATTTGGAGTATAAATTCCTACAATATCAACGACTTATGTTGATGCTCTAGGTAGTGGTAGAATGTAAATGCGCCGGGGAATAATTACCCCCTTGAGTTTAGGCTTCCCACCTAAGCAAAGGCGCATTAACTTAACTGTAAATCCGTCCGAAGATTGAACGCTTATAACGGGTTGCTACTAAGCTGGCCGGACGCACCATCAATCAGGGCGCACCCTATGCCCGCAAGCGTTGGATTGATTCCAGACTTGCTATGGCCGCGACGAATGCCGCTAAAGCTGTGCGGCTAGACTCTGCCGGGGCGAACACCGGAGCCGGATTCTAGTGACCGGCGCACAGATAATCGGAATTCCCCCGACTATCCATGTAAATCTAAAGTTGAAACTCAGAATTACATAGAGACCAGTATGCCCAAAGACCCTAGATTGGAAAGAGCAGGAGTCGAAGGCTTTAACAAGCCCAAGAAAACTCCCAATCACCCCACGAAATCTCATGTAGTGGTCGCTAAAGTGGGCGACGAGATTAAAACGATCCGCTTTGGTCAACAGGGTGTTACCGGCTCTCCTCCAACAAAGGGCGAGTCTGAATCAGACCGCAAGCGCAGAGCTTCATTCATGGCAAGACATCGAGAGAACATCAACAAGGGCAAAATGTCTGCGGCTTACTGGGCCGCCAAGGAAAAATGGTGAGCACAAGTATCTGGATAAAACCAAGCGGCGTGGAAGTCAATGTTGACAGCGCAAGTTACGAAGCTGCGGCAAGTCTTGGCTGGAAGCCTAAAGACCAAGCACCTGTAGTGGAAGAAAAGAAACGTGGTCGGCCAGCTAAATCTAAAGAGGCGTGACATGAAAGGTCTATACGCGAACATTGCAGCGAAGAAGAAGCGCATCAAGGAAGGTTCGGGCGAGAAGATGCGTAAGCCTGGCACTGCTGGCGCTCCCACTGCCAAATCCTTCAAGCAGGCGGCTAAGACCGCCAAACCGAGGTTTGAATAAATGGCAACCGTTGCCCAAGTAGCCAAGGCATCACTGCAAGCGATTCTGGTACAAGCGTCAGAGGCTCCTTTGGAGGCTGACGAGTATCAGGACTTTATCTTTGCGATGAACAACTATATGTCCAGCCTTGCGGCTAAGGGCATCAATCTTGGGTACACAGCCGTCAGCAATCTTGGCGATGAGGTCACTGTCCCACCAGGCGCACTGACTGGGCTGATTGCTAACATGGCGTTCCAGTCTGTCCCCTACTACGGTGGCGTGGTGACAGCGGAACTTGCTGCAACGGCCCGTGAAGGGATGCAGGCGATGCGTCAATTGGGTCAATACATTACACCTACTAGTTTGCCATCAACGCTTCCTGTTGGTTCTGGCAACGAAGACAATCACTTCGGCAATGGCCTGCACTTCTACCCGGCCAATGACCCATTGGTGGCGACAGAAATTAGCGGCGGGATTGCACTGGAGATAAACACAAATGGTTGAGCGTACCTACGGTGTAAGGCAGTCTGATTTCGAGGCACTAACGAGCATCACGCCGGGTTCTTACTTTGGCTTCTTCTACAACGGTTACAACTACAAGATCACCTACGCCAACTTTATTTCAGGCCTAGGCGTGACCGGCACAATCGTTCAGGATGGCGCTGTGACCGGCACTCCGGTTCTTGATGTATCGGGCACTGTTAACAATATCCGCAACCTTGAGAACGGGTCAGGGATTGCTTGCAGCGTCTCGGCAGAGAATGGAATTACGATAGCGCACAACTTTACTGTCAACTCTACCGGCTCTCCGTTGATGCTGAACACCGCAGCACTCAGCCCAACCTTTGTTTCACTGGTCGCAGGTACGGGAATTACTCTTGCAGCGGCAAGTGACACGATTACCATCACCAACGCGCCAGCGGCGGCTCAGGTGCGCGGTCAGGTCTATATGCAGGGCAACAGTACGGCGACTGTAATCGCGTCCACTGCTACTCCTGTTCTGGTGGCTGGAACGTGGACTGTTGATCTGTCTACTAACGCCACTTGCACAACAGCCGGGAGGATTACTTACACAGGCACAACAACTCAGATTTTAAAAATTAACGCAGCATTGAGCCTTGATCCGGCCAGCGGCTCTAATCAAAACTTGCAGGTCTATCTGTACAAGAACGGCGCGGCAATTGCTGGATCACGAATGGAATCGAAAATAAACCATGGCGAACACAAAGAGGTTTCTTTGGTGTATCAAATCTCGATGGCAACAAATGATTACATTGAAATCTATGTCCAGAATTCTACGGCAACAAACAACATTACCGTCAGTCGCGCTGTATTGAGTATTAACTAATGCCAGCACTTCCCATCACCAATGGGTTCTACGTCAGCCCTTCACTTCCGTTGAGCGCACAAGAGTGCCTGAACTGGTATGTGAACGTGAGCGAGGCTCCAGCACTGAGTCCTGAGAACCTTTTTGGCACACCAGGCTTGGTAGAGCTTGTGTCCTCTGGGACTATCGAAGAGCAGAACCGTGGTATGCACGAAATGGCAGGGATTGCCTATGCGGTCAATGGCGATGCTCTGTACAAGATTGTCGAGACTATTACTGCTGGTGTGGCGAGCTACAGCCTGACATCTTTGGGAACAATATCGGGCACTGCCAAGGTGTCTATGGCTGACAACGGCACTCAATTGATGGTGCTGGTGCCTGGTGGTGATGGGTACATCTACAACCATGTGACTGACACCTTTGCCCAGATCACTGACACCGACTTCGACGCTAACGGCAATCCCCAGTTTGTGGTGTTCATTGACTCCTACTTTGTCTGCACAACTGACACGAAAAAGTTTATCTGTTCGGCTCCCAATGACGGCCTGAGCTACAACGCTCTGGACTTTGGAACTGCTGAGTCAGACCCAGATGTGACTGTTGCGCCCATTGTGTTCAAGAACCAACTGTTCATCAGTGGATCACAGACCATCGAGGCTTTCCAGAATGTCGGTGGGACTGACTTCCCTTTCCAGAGGACAGGGTTGTTCTTGCAGAAGGGCGTGTACGCTCCATACAGCTTGATCAACGCCCAGGACACCTTCGTGTGGGTAGGCGGCGGAGAGAACGAGGGGCCATCCATCTGGGCGCTATCTGGCAACGATACAGCGAAGATCAGCAGCACCCCTATAGATAACCTGCTGCAAGCTCTAACGCTTGCCCAGCTTCAATCTATCTACGCCTGGGCCTATTCGCAGAACGGTGCTTACTTTATCGGCTTCACGCTGCCAACAACTACTCTGGTGTTCGACCTCACTGCAAAGCGATGGCATGAGCGCAGGTCGCTGCTGGAAGGAGAGTTGAGCCTGTGCCGGGTGACTGCTATCTGCAAGGCATACAACCAGATACTGTGCGGAGACTTTGTTGACGGGCGCATTGGTAGGATTGATCCTCTTGTCTACACAGAGTACGGGCAGACAATTATTCGCAGGGCTGCAACTCAGCCGTTTCAGAATAACCTCAAGTCTATATTCGTTCCATCCATTGAGTTGACTGTTGAATCGGGCGTGGGCAACGCTGCTGTGATTGAACCAGTGATTACGATGGATAGAAGCAATGATGGGAAAACGTGGGAAGATGCGCGGTCCAGATCAATCGGTAAAGTAGGCGAGTATGACAAGCGAGCGATCTGGCGCAAGAACGGGCGAGTATCACGCTTTGAGATATTCCGGTTTACCCTGACTGATGCGGTCAAGCCGGTAATAATACAGCTCAACGCTGAGATCATAGGGGGCGCTAAATGACTACTCCAATCCTCAATGCTGGACAGCCAATTGTTGATGAATCTGGTAAAATGGCCCAAGCCTTTAGAACGTGGACGCTTGATGCTTCTCTGAGTATTCCCATTGTCGGCACAGGCTCACCAGAGGGCGTAGTTGAGGCGAGACAGTATCAACTGTACATCAACTCAGCAGGCACAGCGGGATCAATTGAATACCGTAAAATGCTCTCACAGATCGGTGGCGACAGGACTCAGGGATGGATTCTCGTATAACAAAACTCAAAATGATGATGCGGGATAAGCCGAATATAGCAGTCAGACCAAGCAAGGCTCAGGTGCTAGATATTTTGCAAGACCCCACAGTGAGCATTCCTTGGGGGATATACGTTGATGACATACAGACCACAGCCGGTCTTCTGCTGGTTAACGACAAGGTGCTTGTGCAACTGATCCAAAAGCAAAACGATTTAGAAGTACACATTTGCTGCAAGCTGCGCGACAGGGCAGGAATCAAGGAAGTGCTTGTCAGGATGTTGAAGTGGGTAAGCGCGTATAACTGGAATGAAATTTACACAACGGCCCCTGATGACAGGGCGGCTCTACGGAATATGCTCAGTAATCTGGGCTTCACTGAAAAAAATGCGAGGTGGATATATGGGCATGGACCCGGCAACGATGGGGGCATCAGGGGCGGCAGCAGGACCAGCAGGAGCAGCCGGGGCAGCATTGGCGCTTGGAGCCAATATGCTCAGTCAGCGATCACGAAAGAAAGACATCAGCAAGGCCAACAGGCGCTCGATGGCGATGGCTAACACTAAGATGGCTAACCTCATGCCAGCCTACCAGCAGGCTCAAGACACGGTGACGGGCGGCTATGGTCAGGCTGGTCAGATCAATCAAGAGGCTTTGAATCGTGCCTACCAGATGCGCGGTCAATCGTTCATGCCAAGGATGCAGGCGTATGAGGCGGGCAACATGGCGGCTCAGAACATGAACCTTGCTTCCATACCTGCGATGCGGGCGGCGATCCTTGGCGGGCGCATTCCTGAGATGCCGCAAGCTCAGTCATTACCAATGGATCAAGCAGCACTGGCTGGGCTGATGAACCCGCAAGCACAACAGTTCCCAGGTCAGCAGCAATTCCAACCGATGCGTCCGTTCCAGAGGTAATTATGGCCTATTCAGCGCAAGAAGTTGCTGCATTCATTGCGGCCAATCCACAGTTGAGTCCTGATGAGGTTCTAAGTCTCGCTCAGAGTAATGGGGTTGGGGCTGATGTTCTATTCCAAGCACTGAACACTGAGGGCAGCAGGTTTCAGGGTGCCAGCTATGATGATGTGGCGAATGCGTATCAAGCGGCTCCTGTTGCTGCTGTTGCTCCTGCGGCTCCTGTTGCTCCCGCGGGCACTCAGAATGCTACTGTAGCCAGCACAGGCACTCAACAACAGGTCCAAGCAAATACGCCTGCCACTGTTACAAGGGCATCCAGCACAGGGACGGCAGCAACCGGCGCGGGGACAGCATACATTCCCGGCCAGATAACCGACCAGCAGTTGATAGACTACTTCGCAGCAAACCCAGGCCGGTCTGACAGCGAAAACTTTGCACAGTTGCGGCAGTATCAGGTATCCCCAGAACAGGTGTCTCGCGCACTTGGCATTCCGCTGGATCAGGCTCAGAACCGATTCAGAGAGCAGCGGCTCAACGCCACTCCTACCGGGTTGATTGGATCAGAGGAGGCACTGGAAAAGGGTCTTGCTGACGCCACAGGAACACTGCGCGGTGCTGAGACTACATCTATCTCAGACATTGATGCTGCCTTGCAAAGGATGGTCGATCTGTACGGCCTCAACATTGATGACCTGAGAGCAGCGGGCACTACTGCTTCAACTTACTTCCAGCCGTATCAACAAGGCGGGACAACGGCATTCAATACTCAGCTTGCCTTGTCTGGCGCACTAGGTCAGGACGCATTCAATCAGGCGAGAGTAGAATCACCCTACGAGAAGTTCCTGTTTGAACAAGGCATGAGAGGCAACCTGGCTGGTGCTGCTGCTACTGGCGGGCTGGGTGGCGGCAATGTCCAGAGGGAGTTAACGAGATTCGGTCAGGGCATGGCTTCTCAAGGCTTGCAACAGCAGATCGGGAACCTCAATACTTTGTCTGGGTACGGGATGCAGGCAGCAGGCGCATTGGGTGACATTACCATGAACACTGCTGGAAACATCGCAGGACAGCGCACCAACCAAGCCAGCGCCCAGGGTACTGCCGGACTTAATCGTGCGAACATTAGGCAGAATACCGGCCAGAACATTGCCGATATGCAGTACGGCACAGGACAAGACCTTGCCTCTGGAAGAACAAGGGCTGGCGAGATTCAGGCCAACCAGCTTGAGAACTTCTACGCCAAC